AGCTTGTCAGAAGGTATCCGCAGATTGGCAGAGAAACATTGGAGATTGATTCATGGAGAGCCAGATAGACCCAAGCAAAGCAATTCAGTATTTGATAGATACCGCACCCTTGTACGCCCAAGCGAAAGCGGATCGCCTGTACCTGGAGGAGTTCCGCAAGTCAAAGAAGGCTCACCTGATGAGCCAGGCAGGGACGGAAGTGTTGGGTAAACAAGAAACCTTTGCCTATGCTCATGAAGAGTACATCCAAGTGCTTGAGGGAATAAGAGCTGCCGTAGAGAAAGAAGAGAAGTACCGCTGGCTAATGACTGCTGCCCAAGCAAGGATAGAGGTCTGGAGAACTAACCAGTATTCAGCCAGAATGGAAATCAGGGCTACTCAATGAACAACAAACTGAACGCAAAGGAAAGACTACACCTAGCAAGGGTGAAGATGCTTCCCTGTTCAGTATGTGATAAGTCAGGACCTTCAGAAGCCCACCATTACAAACAAGGTCTGCAATATACCTGTATAGCATTATGTCAAGACTGCCATACTAATTCAGTATTAGGCTGGCATGGTCAAAAGAGAATGTGGCATATCAATAAAATGGACGAGCTTGATGCTTTAAATAATACGATTAAAAGATTATTTGATGCCCCGTCTGAAAATAATAATGCTTTCTAATATCAAAAGTTTCAAAAACTTTGAACTTCCAAAAATTGGTTAAATCGGGTTTGTAAAAAGTAAATGCCACTTTTTTGTAAAACACCCATTTATTAGGGTAAACCCTTAGTTTTTTGTTAGTTAGCACTCACTTCGCAAAACTATGTAAGTTGGCACTCACTTCGCTAAACCTTAAAACAGCGCATGAGACACAATCCAATGATGCACCTAGAAGGCCATTAAAACCCGTTTTGAGCCGTTTTTTTGCTCAGTGCAGGGGTAGTATGCTTGAAACCACAATAACCGATTCTAGGCGGTTTAAACAAAAGTACATGATGTGAGCACTCACTTCGCAAACACTTTCAAAAAAACCCAGTTTTGACGCTGGGTTTTTGTGGAAATGCTCAAAGGTTATCTGCTAGCAGCCAAACCTCACTCGCATATTGAGGCAAAAACGTGCATGAGTTATCAAAAGGTTTCACCAGTAGACCTAATTCACCAGAGGGATAAAAAAAGGTTTCTACCACTTCTCCCAGTTTTGCTGGGTCACAATCATAAGCAATGATGCTGCCTATTTTCATGGTTTGACCTCTTCTAATTCGCACCAGTTTTCTATTGCCATTGTGCCAGTGCATAAAGTAGCACGTAAACAATCAAGAGCCATTTGTGCATGATACGTATTGAAATCAGGGCTTTTCAAATATGCTTCAAAGGTGGTTAAAGCACCAAAAACTGAATTTATATCATTCAAGCCTTCGTAAACCATCCATTGATTGACCATTTTTGGGTGTTGTTTGGGTGTTTTTGCTTTGGTCATTTTAAAAGTTCCTGTAAACGATGCCATTGATTGAGTCACCTACATAAGCACCTTCACCCTCAAGATGCTCAATGACTTGCTGCTTTTGATAGTCTTCGTCCATTTCAGCATCTAATTCAATCCCATATTGATCTGCAATGTTCTCAAAAGAATCTTCTGAAAAGTCACAACAAATGGCGATCACATCAAATTCAATTTCTTCACCAGTAGACTCTTCATACTCTTCTAAGTAGTCAAAAAGTATTCTTAGTGCTTGATAAGAAAAATTATCAGGGCGAATTTCGTGAAAATAGTCCCTGAATTCTGCAAAATAAACCATTGTTTTCATACTTCCACCTTTAAATTTTCTTGAATAAATGCCATTGCAGTGCAAATGTCATCCCAAATTTCGTCATGTTGTTCGTCACCCTCTGAAATAAGGTCTTCCCTATATGCTTCCAAAGCATCCCAAACAGTGTTTAATTGTTCTTTCATGTCGTGCATGGTTTTCCCCTTTATGCTGCTTTTTGCTGCACTTGCATGAAATCAGGGTTTAACCCTTGATAACTGCCAGCATCATTTCTCATTGGCATCACAACAACTAAAGCATCATTTCTTTCATTGTGAACAACACCAGAAGCATCACCCCTTTGAGCCAATGAGTAGCATTTGTCCTTTTTATCGCCATAAAACATTGCTAGAGCTTCATTTGCAGTGCATAGGTACTCTGGTTTGAAATAAGAGGGTTTAATCTCTGCAAAGGCATCACGTGAGGGAATAACACGGGAAATATCGGGAAACCTTGCATCTATTGCTTGAAAACGGGAATTCCCAAGCACGTAATACCCTTTAGGCATCGAATCAATGGTTTCCAGCATCACCACATTGGCTTTTTTATCTAAGCCTTTGATAACGTCACCAGGCACAATGATTTCAAACCCGTAGGCTTCTGGTGCTTCGATAACGTCAATGGGGCATTGACCAGCAAAAAGAATGTGACCATTTGTGCCGCAAACCATTGCGATCTCTGGGTGATTGAATGAAATGCAAATGCCTTGCAAATAATAGCGAATGTCCTTTTTTGCAGAGCAAAGCAAAGCGGCACGTAAAACTGAGGTTTTGAGAGTGATTTTCATGAGTAACACCTATTAAAAAAGAAAAGAAAAGAATTAAGGCAGCAATACATCAAAGTATTCGAGCATAAGTGCCAATGCACCAAAGAATAGAGCAATAGCACAGAGAGCTTCAAAGTAGACTGATTTCATTTGATTGACTCCAAACTGTATTGCTCACAATCAAAGCCAAACCCTAGGGCTTGAATGTGCTTGATTGTTTCCATTGTGAGAGTAGATGTGCCAGCGATCTTTGCAAAGAGCTTTGATTGCTCACAAAGAGGGTAGGCTTTAAGAGTGCCATAAACGGCCTTGAGTTGGATTTTTAGAGTAGGCATAGTCTTATCCCAAAATCCATGTATTGCGCTTTACGTCACGATAAACACTAGCAGCAAGGGTGAAAGAGATCAAGCCTAGAAACCCAGAGAAAACCAAAGCACAAGCAGCCAAAACAGGCATAGAGTAGGCATACAAGCCCAAAGCACATAGAAGCTCAAGCAATGCACCTATTGCCATGAAAACAGCAATAGGGGCGTTTGAGTAGATGCGGAAAATGCGGGAAAGTTTTGTCATATTGAAACCTATTAAGTTGACGCATTCTGATTGAATGCCATGTAATAGTAGCACCAGAGAGCCACAAAACTATAAGTACAAACCCTATATTCAACAACTTTAAACCCTTAGGTATAAACCCTTAGATGCTTTGAATTTGTAGCTACAATTAGAAAAGGAAATAAAGGGATAACCCAGCACAAGGGCTTCACTTGTCATAAGGGATAGATAAGGTAAACACATAGGGTAGACAAGGGATAGAGACAAGGTAAGGTCATTGATAAGCATAGACCTAGAAACCTATTGAGAAACCCTTTAGACCTCGATCTACTCTCACCCTTTGCGCTAGTGAGACAAACTATGCAAAAAACGCATAACCTTGTAAATGAGAATGATTCGCATCTAGATCAAACACTGTATGGATTCACAGTAGGGTTTACCCTAATAGGGTTTCTACCTAGGGGTTTACCATTAAGGGTTAGTACGTAAGGGTAGGGTTTACCCCCCCCATGTGTAAATCGGAGGGGGTGCTGCGGCAGGGGACAATGACACACATGGAAACACACATCAATCAACAGACCCCCACCCACCCCCTATCAGGAAACAAACAGTCCTTCCAAAAAATTTTTTATAGTTTAGAATTTGTAGACATTAAATCAAGGAGAAGATATGGCAGGATTTCCTATGAGGAGAGCGTTGGAGAAGAAGATAGAGACGCTAGGAGGCATTGAGTTCGTTACCGCACACATAGCTCAAGGAATGACTATTGGACGCTTGGCAGAGTTTATAGAGTGTTCTAGGCCCATGTTGTCTTTCTGGATCAACCATACGGATGAAAGAAGAGATGCGGTACTCGCTGCTAGAAAGCTAAAGGCTGAGAAACTGGCAGAAGAAGCCCTAGAGATTGCTGATGAAGCAGATGAAACAAGTAACTCTGGAGTGAATAAAGCCAGGCTACAAGTAGACACAAGGAAGTGGATGGCCTCTAAGCTAGACCCTGAGAACTATGGAGACACTGCTAAAACCCAAGTTAATATCAGTCTGGGTGATCTACACCTCCAAGCTTTGAAGCATATGGGTAAGATAGAAGAAGTTACTACTTTGGAAAACAATGGCTCATAATCCTTTTATCGAGTTCATAAAGCTTTACAGAAATGATCCTGCCCTGTTCGTTAAAGAGGTTCTTGGAGTAGAACCCGATGATTGGCAGAAAGACTTTCTTAACGCTGTCGCTACTGGTGAGCGTAAGATTAGTATTCGTTCTGGTCACGGGGTAGGTAAGTCAACCACCGCTTCTTGGGCAATGCTATGGTTCCTGTTGACCAGGTATCCAGTAAAAGTAGTGGTTACTGCACCTACTTCTGCCCAACTGTATGACGCTTTGTTTGCCGAGCTAAAGAGATGGGTCAAAGAACTACCCAAACCTATCCAAGACCTACTTGATGTCAAACAAGAGAGGATAGAACTCAAGGCTTCCGCTACCGAGGCTTTTATCTCTGCTCGAACAAGTAGGGCTGAACAACCCGAAGCTCTCCAGGGTGTCCACTCTGATAACGTCATGCTGGTAGCAGATGAGGCTTCTGGTGTCCCAGAGGCGGTATTCGAGGCCGCTGCTGGTTCTATGTCTGGACATAACGCTTTGACCATCCTATTGGGCAATCCAGTACGCTCTTCTGGCTTCTTCTTTGACACACACAACAGACTGAAAGACGAATGGTGGACTAGGCGGGTATCCTGTCTGGACTCTACTCGTGTTAGTAACGAATATGTAGACGACATGAAATCTCGTTATGGCGAGGAAAGTAATGCTTTTAGAATCCGTGTACTTGGTGAATTCCCTAGGAGTGACGATGACACGATTATCCCAATAGAACTACTTGAGTCTGCTAAACATCGAGACACAAGAGCTTACGAAGACGCTCCGATTGTTTGGGGATTGGATGTGGCTAGGTTCGGCTCTGACTCGTCAGTTCTGTGTAAGCGTCAATCCAATGTGGTTCATACACTAGAACGCTGGAGAAACCTAGACCTGATGCAGTTAACTGGTGCAGTGGTGGCTCAATACGAAGCCTGTGACCACAAAACCCGTCCTACAGAGATTCTGGTTGACTCTATCGGTCTGGGAGCAGGTGTTGTTGACCGACTCAGAGAGCTAAAACTACCCGCCCGTGGGATTAACGTGTCAGAAAGTCCCGCTATGGGTGGCACTTATCTGAACCTGAGAGCAGAACTCTGGCATAAAACCAAAGCCTGGCTTGAGAAACGTGACTGCAAGATACCTAATAACGAGGATTTCATTGCTGAACTGGCGACTGTAAGGTACACCTTTACATCTAACGGCAAGATAAAGATTGAATCTAAGGACGATATTAGAAGGCGTGGACTTAAATCTCCTGACATGGCTGACGCTTTTGTCTTGACATTTGCCTCAGATGCCGCCACCATCTCTTGGGGATCTAATCTATCTTGGGGAAAGCCGATTAAAAGGTTGATCCGAGGATTGGTCTGATTGCCGTTGCCATTTTAGAGCTACCTTAAGCAAGTAGCTCTTTTTTTTATTACCACAGTATGGTAGTATTACGCAACCTATATTGGAGATTCCTATGAAAATG